CCTGCGCCCGCGTTTGCACTAATCCCTCAAGAACAAGGGACCGGCGTTTTTGCGGTATGCCCAAAATAGACCCCATTTTATCAACAGCTTTTTCGGTGTACGTGCCCTCGATGACGTCCGCGGCTGCATCTTTCATCTTTTGCAGTATTTCGTCGAAGCTTTCACGGCTGCTGAAAGCCCGCACCATGTCCCGCAATTTCAGAGACATTGCCGCGTTATCGGCTTTTTTCGCTTCCTCGGTTAGGACTGACCACACGTCCGCGTCACCGCGGCTACTAGTCAGATGCGGGGTCCGGATTTTATTCTCGGTCTGCATCCCGTTTTCACAAGCCAGCGTCCAGTTGATTTGTGCAACCTGTATTGATCCATGGCCTGTTTCAGAATTGCTGACAAGCAATCCCAGCGCCATCAGATCACCAACTTTTGCACCCTCACCGATGATGGTATTTGATTTAAACCGGACCATCATTTTTTTATCGGTAATATGCCAATTTTGAAGCTGCCAACCCGCGTTATCTTCCTCATTCGCTTTGATCAGTTCGGGCGCGGTGGCTTCGATTAGATCAAAGTTATCATAAGTTTTAAACTTATCCGATAACATCGCGCGAGCTGTTCCGGTTCTTTCATCATCCATAAACGTCCGCAATAAACGCGGCTTTGGTTCATTTTGCCAGATTGCATTAATCAGGCCGTCCCATTGTTCCGGATAATTTTCAGACAACCGGCGGGCGGTCCTGACGTCAATTTCTGCTGTTTTGGCGATACCGTCAAAACAGACACCATTCACGGCAAGCTGACGGGTTGGTTCCCCGCCCTGCCCCTCTAGAAATATTGCTGTTTGCTTTCCGTTTCCGGTTTCCCGCGTCCGATATTCCATCTGGCCGGTGTTGGCCTGATAATCAACCGAGCGGCTGTTTTGTTCCATCACATGGCGCAAAAGAGATTCCATATCGCGGTTTGCATTGTCGATATTTTGCAGCATTTTTCTTACTCCAATTTTAAAGGGTTGTTTGATTTCGCATTGTATGTGGTCGCTATGTGATGGCCCTGCGACAAACCCGGACTAGCACGGGGGCGGGTGGTGCGAACGTCAACCTGTCGGGGGCAAGGGATAAACAAAAAACGCAATTTGAAAATCCCGACCCGGCAAATCTCGCCTAGTCAATTGGCAGATTATGCGATTGATCCTGCAAATGCAAACGTATTTTTAAAAAGAGAAAACCCGCCGCGCCGGGGTGGCGGGCGGGCTGCAGCGGGGCGGGCGTTTTATTCTTTCCCGATATCCCCGGCTATGTGGTGCCGCAATATTGAACGGGGCGGCAAGTTGCGGGCAAACTCTCGCAATGTTTCCCCGTCGGGCTTTGCCTGCGTCTGGCCCGGCATGCGCCGCCAGTGAATGGCAACGTTACCCGTGCCCGCATAGCATCCGCCCTGCGTCTGGCTATCGCCTGCCCGGTTTTTGTCTGTCCCGTGCGCTGTAAATGTAATTACATAATCACGGTTTAAACGGGCGCATAGTGGGCCGTCGCGCCCGCCGCAATCCCCGCATCCTCTAATTGCGCCGGTTTCTTCCGGGCAGCGCACAAATTGGACGCCATCAATTGTCCGGTTTTTTTGCGACTCTTGCCAAAATGATTGCGGCACAACTGTCACCATGGGAAATTGCCATTGATCCGGTGGCGCTTTCCGCATTGCATTTTTTAAAAACGCGGCTGTTTCCGGGTTGGCGGTGCTGTAATTCAAAACGGTTTTTATCGGGCTTAATTTGTGCGCCCAGTGCATAGGGCTGAAATGGGTATATGTGAAACTGTAACCCGCCCGCGGCTTGCTATCTAAAACTGCGTCCAGATAATCATGGTCAATCTGTCCCGCGCCGCATCCCTTGCCTGACGGGTTTAACTCGCAATCCGCCGGGCACGTGCCATACATGTTTTCATTACCGCTGCGATAGGTGACGGCGCATCCTTTCAGTTTCTTGGCGGTGCTGATTTCAACTGTCTTTAACATTTTTAAAATCTCCTGTTGTCTGGGACTGATCCCATATTAAAGCGCAAAATAAAAAAGGCAAGCGCAAGCCTGCCTTTTGTCTTTATTTTTTCCGCCGTCGTTTTGTTGGCTCAATGCTATATCGGCTTTTTATTTTGTCCGGGTTTGGCGATCCCCAAAACAGCCAATAATAGAGGCGCGACAATATCCACATTTAATAATTACCGGCGGCGCAGACTTCCATGTCCATCTTTCCAGAATACCGGCGGCGTTTATCGCCTTTTATCATCTGCTCGGCTCGGCGGGATGCCCCCTCTAAACTGACGTCACGGACGGCAAAATTAAAATCGCGCATGTTACCGCTTGTCGTGCAATAGCTGCCCTTTGCCCAGAATAATTTTACGTCCGGCGTCGGGCGCTCGGCTATTCTTCTGACTGCAACATCGCCAAATTCATCTCTTTTTATTCCGACAAGAACGTTCACCGGTTCAGCCTCATGACATCCCTGCAGGACCACCATTCCTGCCTGCTGCACATCCCTGCAGGACCACCATTTTTCTTCTGCGGCCTTTTCCATATTTGCAAGCGACAGATACTCGTCAAAGTACATATCAAACTCAAACGTGCGTATTTCACGAACGCGAAAGGTAGCTTTCTTCATCTTTCAATCTCCCGTTGTTGGTTTATATAAGATAGTTCCTACAACGGGATTGTCAAACGGAAAAACTGCTCCCAATCAATCGGGGCATCTATTTTAAAATGCGGTTTTAAAAGAAGCCCGCGGTCAACAAGTTCAACCGCCTGATCTGCACGGTATACGTGGGCGTGTCGATCCTTGCAGCGCACAATGATAAACGACGCGGTGTGCTTGTGCTGCTCCATCCATGCAACCTGATGGGGCGACAACCGAACAGCAACGCCGGTTGCAGTTTTTAGTTCCCAAAAAGAAAAGTCCCCTGTCTCGCCGCAAACGACAAGATCGGGGACGCCTTGGGATGCCCAGCTTTCTATCCGCGTGAGTCGGACGTCAGGACGGTGCTTCTTTTGATTCTTCTTTATACTCTGGTAGAAGCTCGCTTCCAGATTTTTCGGCGTCTTTTTCAACGGGCGTGATATCGATAACGGAAGATCCATATTGCTTTTTAATCTCTTCTAGTTCCTTCATCACTTCATCACGGCTCATGCTATCAATAGACCCGTGCCGCACTTCAGATTTGCTGATGTAAATATCCCCGTGTGCCTGCCCCCGGCGGTACTCGGCTTGAACGGCGGCAGAGTAAGCCCCGTTGTCCAAAGCCTCATCACGTATGCGCTGTAGATCACGGACGTGACGATGGTAGGTGATAGCGTACCGTTCGTTAAGTTCGTCCCGATACATTTTGATTGCCTTGGCGACGTTCGGGTGCTTGTGGGGGTTCAAAAGTTCAGAAGCTTTGACCGACGCGCCCTTTTCAGAGAAACCAGCGTTTAAAGCGCATTGCTTCTTACTAATCATGCCGTCGTTAGAAACGTATTCCTTAACGAATTTCTTCTGCTTTTCGGAAAGCGGAGAGTCAGGTGTCAGGCGCGGACGCCCAACGGGCTTCACTTTTACTATTTCCATTGCATGCCCCTCATTGAAATCATTCCAAATATAAGGGTAAGCCGACGCTCAATACAAGCTGTTACACCTCTAATTTCGCGTTACAAGAAAAAGTTACGAGATTTGCCTTCTTTATATAGGGATTTCAACGATGTTACACTTTTCACATTTTTCACAGCACTGTGTGAAGAAAAAAAATTATTTTTTTTTCTGGCCCTATAGAAAAGTTAGGATTTTTGAAAGCCTTGCTGACCGTGGATTTAAGCGTTACATAATTGGTTTTTCAAAAGTGTAACAAAGTAACGCCCCGCCCTAAGAAAGGACGAGGCGTTACAAACCAAACAACACGGAGAAAGTTGCCACCGTTCGTGAACCGTAGTCCGCGATCTCCGCCTCGTCAAGTGTTATTCATCATTCCTTGCAACTTTTAGTGTTGCGGAAGCTTCGACGATTTTATGGGGTATTCTCATTCGTGCTTTCATCATCAGGGACTGCGCTTCGTGCAGTTTACTGATAGCTTCGTCGAGGAAGGGCTTTTCGCCCGGCAGTGCGTCCAGCCACAGGTCATTGACGGCGTGGATGGAGTTAGCGAGCAGCGCGGCTGCTTCTTGGTGGTCATTTACACTATTCATTCCCAGTACACTCCCAGTGTTTCGACGCGGATACATACCGCTTCTTCGTTTATGGGCATATCTTCCCAGAAGATTTGGGTAGCTGCGACGTGGCATTCGGCGATGGTTTCAAAGACGCCTCGATTTTTAAACTTGAAGTCTTCGATGCCCACCGCCGTTATCCACAGCAGCACCCAGCTAACCGTCATTTTTCTTCGGGCGTCCGCGTTTCTTGGGCGCGGGCTTATTTTCTTCTGCCAGCACCCATTTTCCATAGCCGTTCCATTCGGCATTTTCTGGCCGTTGGAATTGAAGCGTCTGCTGCATGCGGTGCATCAACGTTTCCAGATTACGCAGATCGGAAACCCACAGATCGTTGCATTCCCAGATTGTTTGCAGCGCGGTCCGCAGTTCGTTGTACGATTCCAGCAGTTCCCGGCGGGCGGCTGCGTCGATGGTGAAATCCCCTGTCGTGGGGCTCAAATGACTGTCTGCCATTGGTTCTCTCCTTTTGTTGATCCGGTCATTATGGGAACCGTCCCATACAAGTCAAGCAAAAAAGTAGTTAACCAAATTCAAGTTAACCTACATTAGAATCATTCTAAAGTGTTTCACGTGAAACA